GCTTGCATCGATTGCGGTTCTTGCGAATCCGTTTGCCCAGTTTCTGTAATTTCCGCTGAATAGTACAACAAATTTAAAAGACCAGTAAACGCTTATGTTTACTGGTCTTTTTATTTTTGCAAAACGGTAAAAATCACCTAATTTCTTCTCGGTTGCTCAACCGTTGCTCACCTTTTAATAGGTCATCTCCGTAAGGTAATTTATTTACCGCATCAATATATTGTTGTAGTGTTTTATGTGTATAAACATCTGCAGTGATATTATCCTTGTTAGCGTGGCCGACGATCCGCTTGATTATAATCTCATCAATACCTATATTGCTGCACATTGATATAAAAGTATGCCTTGTGTCATGTGGCTTGTGCTCGCCTAGGTTCCATTCTTTACATCTTTTTTGTAGTTCTTTACGATATATGTCCTTGTGTATCACACCATCTAATAAACACTCGGAGCGTTTAAATTTTGCTTGCTGGTAGAGTTCCTTGATGAAAGGGGAGATACATTCCGCAATAGGGATGGCTCGATTACGGCCGGCCTCTGTTTTAGAACCGCCAATCATGTAACGCTCTTTCAAATGGATATCATCGAGACGTATAGTCTGCAATTCGTTCAATCTGAGCCCCGTGTAGGCGTATATGAGTGTTAGCTTGGATATTATATCGTCAGCGTGTCGCCAAAGCTCATAGAGCGCTAAATTTGTAAATATGTTAGCTTTCTTAATTGGTGTTGCGTTTTTGTTGATGATAATATCGGAAAGGTAGTTGCGCGGAATGACTTCCTGCTTAACTGCGAGAGTACCTACAGAAACTATGATCGCTTTAATTAACTTCTGATAAGACTTTGTGTGCGTCGAATTATCGAATATAGACTGCAGATGAGCCGCTCTAAGATTTTTCATTTCAATATTGAATAGATGCTCTACTAATTTTCGCACAACGTGCATGCTTTTAATTCGCCCTTTAGATAGCCCTTGGCGTTCAGCTTCTTCCATACGCCAATCAAAGCACTGCCCAAAAGTAATTTTGCGTTCCTCCTGGATTTGCGGATTAGTAGAGAATAGGGCAAGGGCATTATACGCTTCTTTTTGCGTCGCAAAGGTGCCTATGGATTTACGTAAGGGTTTACCCTCAGAGTTATATCCAAGGGTCACTACAGCTCGATATGGCTTACGTAGAGCCTTATGTTTCATCTTATATACGGTGCCTGTACCGTTGGCACGTTTCATGGCCATAATTTCATACCTCCTAAAATACCCCTATCGTGTGATAGGGGTATTTTTTATTTAGATAGCTTATTTACATCTAAGTTATCATCAACAATATCTCCGAGTTCATATAAGGTTAGTGCAGTTTTTAGCTGTTCGACTTCTTCAGCAGATAGGGTGTAGTCCTTATAATATTGGGAGCCTCTGTATCTGATTATTGGATTGCTGCCTTGTGTTAAGATGCGCAGACCTTCATCTATTTCAGGGATTGTTAGTAGGGCATACTCATAAGTTCCAGAATCATCTAGTCTGATATTCTTACCCCCGCCACTTTGCCCGGCGATGACGCCACGCATCGTGTAATCAAACTTACCTGCAGAACTGGAGAAGGTTAATTTATCCCAGAATATCCAATTTGTAGACATATCTAATGGGGCAAAAGTGACAAATTTGATAAAAGGCCCTACTAAATGGCCAGAGGAGTCTACTAAAGCAACCCATGATACAGAATTACTGGGTTGTATCGATCTTTGATTAGAGCTGTAGAATTTATATTCCCTGTCTACTTGATCATACTCAAAGTTCGTGTTGTTTAGAATCGTATATATTTCCTTTTCGGCATTAGCTTTTTTCGTCAATTCGGCTTCTTTGTCTTTTGCCTCTTGAGCTTTGCGAGCGTCTTCTGATGCGGAATACTCCGCTCGATTAGATGTATTTTGGTGGTAGTCAGTTATTACGTAACCTACAAATACAGCCATAATTACCCCTACAATAGCTGTTAATAACACCCTTTTATTCATACTTGTCTCTCCTTAAATCTAAAACACAGAACGACCAAATAGACTTTCCCTAAAAGGCTTATTTAAGTCGTAAGCCCTCTTAACGTGGTCGTATTCCGTTTTGCACATAGCTGATACCAAATAATGGTAATCTCTTCGCGTACTAATATAAGGAAATAGTTTATTTAGCTTGGCACCATACTGTTGAATTAGAGATAAATCGTTTTCAATCTGATAACCTTCGTGTGAAAGTATATTTGCAGATAATGCAGAAGCTGACTTGCTTAATCCAAAAACATATCTATAAGCAAAGTAAAAATCTTCAATATTAGGGCCCTCTGTTTTATACCTAGAAATAAAGCCATATACTAAAGTGGCCGGCGCCAATAGCTCCCTAGCGAATGTGTTTGCCTCTAACTCTAAAATAGGAGATTTGATTAAATCTGGGTTGTTCAGTTTCTGTAAATGATGACCTCTGATTATGTGTCCAGCTTCATGACAAATACTCCATAATTTACGCTCTTTTGTCTTGATTTCTGAATCATATAATATATACAAATTATCTGTTTTAGGTAAATATAAAGTTGCTGCATCGGATGACTGTGTATACATCCCAATTATTAAAGGGGATACTCCGAGAGCTTGCGCACCTTGTTTATAGGTTTTAACACAGACGCCCTTTTGTTTTATTAAATATTCAATTATCATTCTAGGCGTTAGTTTAATATCATCACCTATTAACTTACGTGTATTATGTGCCTCTTTTATCGTGCTTACAAGATTATTAGTCAAGATCATCATCCTCTGGCATATTCGAATCATGTTTTGACTTTAAAAAATTAATAAAGTCATTTAACTGTTGCCTTTCAGCTTTACCTAAACCTTTGTAATTCCTTTGTAAAGATATTAATTCTTCGTCATAATTAAAAGTATTTTGGCTATCAAATTCTTCTAATATAGACGCAGGAATATTTAATCCCTTACAAATTTTTAACACGTTATCTATAGATGCGCCGCCTACGTTATTCAAAATTGAATATAACGTTGTATAAGGCATGTCAATTCTAGTGGCAAATCCTTTAATTGTATCTATTTCTAATATTTTTTCTTTTAAAAACTGTTCTCTCGTCATAGTGATCACCTCTATTCATAAAGCCCTCTCACATATATAGTAATATATTAATTACGAAATATCAACATTTAAATACGATATTTCGTAATTAAAAAACTCATTAACAAATCATTAACAAGCTTAAACTGGACAAATTCGAAATATCGTATTAAGATAATGACATAAGAAATACGATATTTCGAATTAAGACTATTGAAATATCGTATTTCTAAAGGTGGTAAAGGGAGGTGAATATATGTATCCAAATCTAAATGCCGAGCTCGCAAGACTAGGTTGGAGTCGAAAAGTACTAGCGGATAAGCTGAAAATTCGATACGCAACCATTCTGGATAAGTTAAACGGAAAGTATCCATTAACTTATGATGAATGCGTACGGATAAAAAATCTTATGGGGTCTGACATTCCTCTTGAAGTTCTTTTTTTTACCGAGTAATACGAAATATCGTATTGGATTATAAAAGGAGGTTAATAAATGATAAAAAAAATAATATCTGTTTCTCAGATGGCAGCAGTGCTCGGAATTAGTTTGACCGCAGTTCGTGAAGGAATTGCAATAGGTAAATTCCCATTTGCCTACGCTTGGCAGTCACCGGGCAAGAAGTCAAGAGCCTTTGTCATCGACAAAGAAGGCTTTAAGACGTACCTAATGAATGCCTTGGGTTGGGACTTAAAAATTATCAATGCAGAATTTAAAGCTGCACATATTCAATAGGGAGGATAAATCATGAACTGGAGTAACACATCCTATCATTACACAATATCCGTAATTAAAGGAATCGTAGGTGGATTTCAGTATAGCCTTGACAGAAAATGTAATACAAAACGATGGGCGCTGATGGAGCTTGAAGAGTTGGGCACCTCAAATTGGGGATTTTCTAACTTAAAAACTCGATTAATTGACAACGCCATTCGGAAGGCCATCAAGTATGTTAAAAATGCCAATATGTCAAACTGTCAGGTATCGACCATGTATCATTCTGGATTCAGACACGTTCCTGGGTATTTTAAAGGCTTAGCGGAGTTTAAATCCGCAGGAATTCATTAGGAGGAATTAATCATGACATGGATTGACGCAGGAATGCATTTAAGCTTTGCTACTGCTGCAGTAGCATCTATTTTATCAATGATGATGTTATAGGAGAAATGAAATTATGAAAGCTATTCCAGTAAACGAAACAGCAATGGTCGCACATCTAAAAGCGATCGAATCCGAGCGCATCTTAAATCAAATCAGTGGGGACGTTATGAACGCCATCTATAGCTTGCAAACCATGATGAGTGCTTATGGCGCTGCAGGAGTTCGCATTATCGTTACGGTAGATAAGATCATAGCTGAACGAATTGAGGAGGATGAAAAATAATGATTTACATGTTATTAGGTACTTTCCTTATCGCAGGCTCTATGGGGGCATTGGAACTTGACCAAATAGGATACATGCAATTTCTCATTCAATCAATCATAGGTTTGGCTATATCAATGTATGGTTACAAAAAGGATATGGCGGAAGTAGACGCTGAAGACCTCGAAGATGTCACGTACATCCTGCAAGTAAGAAAAAGCGGCGAATACTGCCGCAATCCATATTACAAATAGGAGATGAAATATGAATTATATTGATGTGATTTGCGTGTTATTTATTCTCTTTGTGATGGCCGCTTGCATTATGTTTTACGGCGGTCTAGTTTGGGTACTAATACGATGAGACGTCCGATTCGAACATGTACTAAATGTGGAGTTAGGTTAATTCCACACACTCATAACTACATTTATGACGAGATAAATCGTAAGGCAATTAGAGTATGCAAACATTGTCACGATGAACATATTCGCCGTAAAAGTAAAAATGCTCGCACTCACGGCAATGAGTAACGAGCACAGATAAAAAATATCCTATGTAAATTATACCAGATAAGGAGATAAAATGCCTGAAATAAAAGCAATAAAACATAAAGCCACTGTAAATGCATTTGACTTTAATTTCTTTGCAGATAACAGGGGCAAACACGAATCATTACAAAAGGTAGCTATAGTTACTACAAATAGCTATATCAAGCTTTCGATGCCGGCTTACAGAAAGTTAAAAGGCCCTGAATATTTCAAGGTGGGTATAGATATTAACAACAAAGTCATTTGTGTGGCGCCTGCGCTTGCAACAGAGCCATATGTAATTAAACCAACAGCAGTACAAATTGAAAGAAATACTATTTATATATCCAAAAGTCGTAGCGTAATTCGTAAACTCCAGGAAATTGGAATCCCTAAAATTGTTGAAGGAAAATTAGTGGATGATGAATTACTGTTTAAATTTTAAGGAGAAATAATCATGGAAAATCAAAATATCTTAACAATTAAATTTAATGACACAGAGGATCTTGCACTTAAAATCGCAGAATGGAATGAAATTTTAAACCATCAATGCTGCGGCAGTTGCCATGACAGCAAAGCGCCTACAGCAACAGTTTGTGAAACTATCGATGTAGATGTGGTAACGTCTAAAGTCAATCCTAAAGTTGTAAAAATCAGAAAAGCTGAAGCGGAAGAAGAAACACCAAATAAAGTTGCTAAAGAGGAGCAAGAACAAGACATTCATGTGACAGACCTCGAAGGTAACCCAATAAAAGCAAAAAAAATGGAACCTGTAGCAGAACCTGAACCTACTGAAGCAACAAAAGCCGAGGAACCGGAGCCAGTAGAAACCCCTCAACAAGATGCAGAGTTAGATGTTGTTACCGAACCTGTAGATAAAAAAGCCTTTTATAAGGAATTTCGTGAATGGATGGGCGAAGATGGGGTAAAAGCAAAAAAAGCACTTGCAATTTTTAGCAAGCATGGTGTTACTCGACCATCTAGTGACTCTTTGACAGATGATCTTATCACTGATTTGAAATCTATCATGGCAGAGGAGGCTTAAATATGCCTAAGCAACAATTTAAAAGTCAAGCAGATATATGTAAGAAGTCACTAGACATATTACATAAGGCAATTGAAATGGACCCTGGTAACGCTGAGGAATACCAAGCTGGTATTGCATACACAGAAGGCGTTATGAAAGCGTCTAACGCAATTGTAAAAGCCTTTGATGTGGTAGAGCCTCCTAAGACAGCTACTCCTAAAGACAAAACGGAAGATGTCGCAAAGGAAGAAAAGCCAAAGCGTACACGTAAGACTAAAACCGCTAAAGAACCTGCGCCAGTTGATAGCAAACCAGCTACAGATGAAACACAGTCAGTGGTTGAGTCTAGTGTAGAAGAAAATGCTGACCTCTTTGCTATGTTTGGCGATTAAGGCGGTGGCGTTCTGTGGAAACTGTGTCAAGTTTATACATCCGTAAAATGTTCGATAGCATCATAATTGAAAAACATTATGATGCTGCTTACACAACAATTCACCATTGCGATTGCAATCACACATTTGGTGGCACATGGAACCGCAAATATAGCATGGGCTGCGGATATTATACAGGTGCGAAATATTATGTTTGCCCTAATTGTGGGACTCGCTCCGAACCATATGTTCATAAAGTGGTGATTACATCTGATGATGAGGAGTTATTTCCTAAAGAAATGTTTTTTGAAGTTGTTAATTGCAAAGACTTCCTTGATCTTCGTATTAAATATAAAGGTATCCAGCTATTTTGGGATGGAACGTCTGAAGATGGCTCTTATAGAGAAGTTCTGCGTTTTGATTTTAAAGCAAGGAAAGCGTTTTATATCGATGAAGATAAGAGAAAACATGAACTCACAGTCGATTATATTCGTGAGTATGATAATCCGATTATGCCAATTTTAAAATACATAGGGAAATCATATGCAGTTCATGGAGTTAATAAAGAACATTTGGCCAAACTCTTCAAAAGTCTGCGCATAACGTTTGAAAAGCGCTTATCAGAACAGTGCGGATATAAAGTAAAAGATGTTTATATTCCGCACTCGATTAGTGAATATGGCGGATATGGGATTTCTATGTTGGTTAATATGATCTTAAAGCTTAGAGCTCCTGATATGCCTGCTGTCACTAAAATAATTAAAAGCAACATTAAATGGACTCCACGCTATTGGATGGGTTCCATAAGAGATCTACATTTTGATGATTCGATTTTAACTATGACTAAAAAGGGGACCGGATTCTTAGAAGCATTGCGAATTTATCATCGAGCTCCTGATAGTAAATTATTGCGCAGCATGATGGTTAATGACCCTATGATTGTTAAGTTATCAGATATGCTGAATGTTTTTAAAGACGAAAATAATCGAAGGACAATATTGACGCTTAATCGAGACAAAGGGTTCGATGATGTATCTGCGAAAATAATTAATGCAGCTCATTTAGATGAGAATATGGGTGTTAGGTCTCAAAAAATCTTTAATATGTGGATTGGACTTTCCAAACGACATGGCGAACGAAATTTATTGCGGTATTTGTTAAATGTCACTGCATCAGATATCAGAGATATCGTTACCATGTACAGTCAAATAAATGGTAAGTATATAGCTCAAATTTGGAATACTAATTGCAAGCTAAAAAACTTCCATGATGTTGTAGTTAATATTTACAACAAGCAAGAGTATGGCGACGTTATGCTTCCGAAAATTCCTCAGCTACAAGCTGATGTAAACGGGATGCACTTTATGATCCCTAAGACTGCAGCTGATTTAATGACTGTAGGTAAACGGTTAAAAAATTGCGTTGGGTCATACCGAGATAAAGTCATGAAAGGGACTACTGCAATAGTGGTGGTCACTGACGATGCAATGAAGCCAATCGCATGCCTAGAATTGGATAATAAAGGTAAAAAGAAAGGTCGTCAAATATTCGACTTAGTGCAGGCGAAGCTCTTCGCTAATGAAGAACTAAAAAAGAATGCTCAAATTAATTCGACGGTGATGAAATGGGCCAATCAATTACAGATTGAGCCGCACACCATCGATGTGGATGCCACTGTTGTATAGGAGAAGAATATGAAACTCACAAAATTAGAATTACTAAATTTTAAAGGACTAAAGTCCTTTACCATAGATCTTAATGGCGATGTCATAATCCGTGGTGATAATGCCACAGGGAAAACGACTGTATTCGACTCAGTGTGTTGGTTGCTATTTGGCAAAGATAGCCTGGATAGAGCTGATTTTGAAATCAAAACATTGGATGGTGGTGAACCTATCCATAAAGTCAATCACGAAGTAACAGGAACCTTTACATTAGATGAAGGTGGTACTGTTGAGCTTAAACGCGTCTATCGTGAAAAGTACTCTTCCCCTCGTGGTGGTGAAGTTACCTTAACAGGTCACACGACAGATTATTTTGTCGATGGTGTGCCTAAGAAAGAAAAAGAATACAAAGAAATAGTTAGTTCGCTTGTCGATGAAAGCATCTTCAAATTAATCACTAACCCTTTATATTTCAATGAGACGTACTCCTGGCAAAATCGTCGGAAGCTGCTCCTTGAAATGTGTGGCGACATTGACGATGCTGCTGTAATCAATAGTCGTGAAGACTTAAAACGATTAGCAGAGTTATTAGATGGACGCACAGTTGATGATCAACGCAAAGTGATTGCCAGCAAGAAAACAGCTATTAATAAAGAACTGGATATGATTCCGGTTCGTATTGATGAAGCTGTGCGAAATAAACCTGAAGTTATGGCTGATAAAGATAAACTAATCAGTGATATTAAAACTTTATCAACAGGCATTGATGATGTTGAAAAACAAAAGGCAATTATTCGAAACGGTTTTAGCGCCACAGAAAAGCAGTCTAAAATTCGTGATATTAATCGTCAATTAGATGTTAGACGTTCAGATGTACTATCCGATTACCATAAGCGCAAACAACATTTGCGCAGTGAGTACGAAGCTGCACTATCTAAATTAAAGGCGACTGAAGCTGAAAGAGATAGATGTATGGATAGAAGCAACGAGCTTAATAAAGAAATTGAGCGAGAAGCCAAACGCATCGAAACTCTAACAGCTGAATTCAACACATTTAATACTCAGCAGTTTAGTAAAGAGGCTTGCCCTACTTGCGGGCAGCAATTGCCGGCGGATAAGCAGGAAAAACTCGAGGCAGAATTTAACGCTAATAAATCTAAAAAGCTTGAAGAATGGAAAGGCCTTATCGATAGTTCTGCTAAGTTAAAAGGAAATTATGAAGAGCAGCAGAAAACGATGACGTTGAAAGCTGACGGATTAATAGATGACATTACCCTACAAAGCAAGGAGCGAGATATTAAACGTGAAGAATATGAAGCGTATTCTGAACCTAATGTCGAAGATGATCCTACGTATGCCGATTTAAAAGCACAATTATTTTTGCTCGAGATTGAAGAAGAACCAGGTGCAGACATCGAAGAACTTGCAAAACTCGATAATGAACTTTCCTCCTTGAAATCTAAAAAAGCAAATCTCGAGACTGAATTAAATAAATTCAAATTGATTGATGACATTGAAAATCGTGTTATCGAATTAGAAAATCAACAACAAAAACTTGTTGCCGAAAAGAATGAACTGGATGAAGCCTCTTATCTGATGGATGAATTCGTTAAGGCTAAGGTCAATATGCTTGAAGAAAGCATTAATGCAAGGTTCAAATTAGCACGATTCAAGATGTTTAATGTTATGTTAAATGGCAATGTTGAAGAATGTTGCGAAACTACCTATAAAGGGGTGCCATACCGCAGCATGAATAATGCAGCACGCATTAATGTAGGTTTAGATATCATTAACGCATTGACTAGCTATTTTAAAGTTAATGCTCCGGTGTTTATTGATAATGCCGAAGCTGTTACTGACTTTATCCCTGTTAATAGCCAAACAATTAAATTAATCGTTGACGAATCAGAACCTCATCTGGTTGTTAGGGAGGTATAGGTATGACTGACTTACAAATTTTTAATAATGATGCATTTGGTCAAATTCGTATTTTAGAAAAAGATAACGAATTGTGGTTTGTAGCAAAAGATGTCGCTGATACTCTCGGATACCAAAACGGTAGTCGAGATGTAAACCGACATACTGATGAAGAAGATAGAATAAAGACAATGGTATTTGATGGCAATCAAAATAAAGAAACAATTTTGATTAATGAAAGCGGACTTTATTCCCTGGTACTATCCAGTAAACTACCAACGGCAAAACAATTTAAACGATGGATTACGTCGGAAGTGATTCCTCAAATTCGTAAGACTGGTACTTATAGCATGAACATTCCAAAGTCATTACCTGAGGCTCTTAGAGCTTACGCAAATGAGGTGGAATCGCACAATGCTACCAAAGCTATTGTAGCTCAGCAAGAGCAGCAGATAGCAGAATTTAAACCGGTTAAGGATTACGTGGATAAAATCTTGTCTAGTAAGTCGTGCTTAACTATCACACAAATTGCCGCTGACTACGGCATGAGTGCTCAAGAATTAAATAAGATTTTGCATGAAGCTGGCCTACAACGTAAGGTCGGTGATCAATGGATTCTCTACAAGCAGCATATGTCTAAAGGTTTTACTAAATCCGAAACCTTTACATTCTGCAGAAGTGACGGTCGCTTAGATTCTAAAATCACCACTAAATGGACGCAAAAAGGCCGTTTAGAAATCCACAATATTTTATCTAATTTAGATATCCACGCTGTATGTGAAAACGTGGCATAGGAGGTACATAATGGCAAATGAAGTAGCTGTAAAACAACATACAAATTTACCTGGCTTTCAATCTGCAGAAGGATTTGAACTATTACAACGACAAGCAAAGATGTTTACACATTCCACGTTGGTCCCTCAACAATTCCAAGGTGAACAGAATATGGGAAATGCTATTATCGCATTAGAAATGGCGACACGAATGAACGCTAGCCCATTAATGGTAATGCAGAATTTATATATCGTATATGGCAATCCTGGGTGGTCTTCAAAATTTTTGATTGCAACGTTTAATCAATGTGGTCGATTTGAAGCTATTAAATATAGACCTACTGGCGAAAAGGGAACTGACTCTCAAGGTATTATTGCTTACACTCGCGAAAAAGGTTCAGATGAAATTATCGCAGGTCCAGAAGTTACAATCGCACTAGCAAAACAGGAAGGTTGGTATGACAAAAAAGGCTCTAAGTGGAAAACCATGCCGGATCAAATGTTACGTTACAGAGCTGCAGCATGGTTGATTAGAACTACAGCACCTGAAATTTCAATGGGGCTACAGACTGCAGATGAAATTATTGATGTTGAAGGAAAAGTTATCGATACAGCTGATATAGTTGCTGAAACTATTAATCAAAACGCTAATAGTGAAGTAATTGATATTGAACCTACACCTACCGATGAGTTTGTTAATCCTGAAACTGGTGAAGTAGTCAATATGTTCGGTGATTAATCGTGATTAGTATTCAAGCATTCGGTAGTAGCTCGAAAGGAAACTGCTACCGAATCAAAACCTCAACCAATGGTGATGAACTGCTACTGGATGCAGGATTATCATTTAAAGAAATTCAAAGGTATTGTCGCTTTAACTTTCTCCACCTATGTGGCACGTTGCTCACACATCAACACGGCGACCATAGCAAGGCTGTAAATGATTTATTAAAGCTTGGACACCGTGTGTATATGTTAAAAGATACTGCAGATGCATTATATGTAGCAGGGCATCATAAAGCGATCTATATTACGCCTAAGGTTCAATTTACAATAGGTAATTTCAGCATTTTGCCTTTTGAATTAGAGCATGACGTTCCTAATGTTGGATTTTTGATTTCCGACGGAGAGGAAAAACTACTCTATATTACTGATACCTATTACTGCCGATATACGTTCAAAGATGTTGATCACATTATGGTTGAATGTAACCACTCCTATGAAATCCTACATCAACATGTAGAAGCTGGTTATTTAGATAAAAAGCGAATGGAACGGTTAATCCAATCTCATTTTTCACTAGAAAATGTAATTAAATTTCTAAAATCTATGGACCTAACCAAGTGTCAAGATATACGACTACTACATTTATCTGATAGCAACTCAGATTCAGAAACATTTAAGCAAGCTGTTCAAGCTGCTACTGGTAAGTTAGTAATCGTAGAACAGGAAAGGAGCCTTTTATGATCATAAAATCAATCCAAATTAATGACAATAATATTAGCATCGCCTATCAGAAACCATCTGCTACAGGGTTAACGGATGTATTCACGTTAAAGTCTAAAGATGATCCGCGTCCTGAGCTTCTGCAAGCATTCAGTAAACTGCAGCCTATTGTGAAGAAGAACTTTGAATTTCTGGAAGAATTTAAAATTCCATTTTTGGTAAACACCTTCAAATTTAAGTATGGCGATATCGAAGGTCTTATTAGTCAGGTCTGTGTTGAAGGTATCGTTTCTGATATGAACACTCCTAATGAATTTAAGTTCAAAACAGACTGGTTAAATGTTGAATATGCAGACTCTACATTTGCTATCTCTGTTCAAGACTTAATCGATGAATGCGTAAGGTTTATTATGGGACGTCGAGCCCAGGACAGTTTGTTTAACGATAATGAAGAGTGATAGAAATGGCGAAAAACCAATCATACTACTTTAGTCATGATATCAATGCGAGCAATGATCCTAAAATCGCTGCTATGATTTCAGAATTAGGAATGATTTCATATGCCTGGTGGTGGATATTGATTGAAAAATTAGCCGCAGCAGATGACTATAAATTGCCACTAAAAAAATATACATTCGTCGCTTTGGATAATGAGTTAAGGATGAATAATGAACAAATTTTAACAAGTGTTCAACAAGTGTTCAACAAAAATCAACACGTGTTGGAACAAAATTCAATGTGTTCATTTTGTTCATTTTTGTTAATTTATTTGTTGATTCATGACTACGAATTATTGGACTGTGATGACGAATATTTTTGGTCACCCAGCTTAATTCGAAGATTTGAATTTAAAAAGGTGAAAGAGGAAACTATCCGCGAAAAACGTAGGTTGGCGGGCCTTAAAAGTGCGGAGTCTCGCAAAGCAAAAAAACAAAATTTAACACATGTTCAACAAAATTTAACACATGTTCAACAAAATCAACTAATAAAAGAAAAGAAAAGAAAAGAAAATAATATAGAGAGAGATACGCGCGCGCGTGAAGATGAAAATCCTCTATCTATGTTTGAAGATGAAGAAGCAAAAAATAAACCCATTTACGAATTGTATATGAAATCAATTGGAATTGTATCACCTACTATTAAAGAGCGGTTAGATGATCTAGTTGAATCATATGGCAAAGAACGAGTCATTGTTGCTATTAATACCACAGCGGATAATGGTGGCAATAGTATCAAGTATGTTGAAACTGTCACGGCAGGGAATTTAAAGCAGGAGGTGCAAAAGGATTTTGGAGCAAGCAAATGTAACAGCAATGCTAGAGGCGTGTCTCGAAAAAATTCGAGAAAGGACGAAGACGTCGACTGGGAAAAAGAATATCAAAGCGTCCACGGTAAAAAATGAGTTCTTTTATCCGGTCTACGATGAACCAGTAGTCATTCAAACTAACGTTAACACCACCTATGCCGCAGTCGGGATCCAGA